TGTAAATTCCTAATACGAGATTTGACAGGATGACCAAAAATGATATTATGAAGATTCCGAATATTAATACCGGTGCTAAATGTACCATAACTAGCAACAATAATAACATTTTTAGACTTTTCTGTAATAGCACGTATTTCCTCTCTTACTTCTGTTGCAATTTCTCCAGATACAAAAAATATCGATCTATCTGGACTTTTCTCTGTTAAATATTTAAATAATTTCTTACCGTGTTTTTCTACGAACTGAAAGAGAATTAATGTATTTGATTCTCTTGTCAATGCTAAATCACAAATAAAGTTATTCCGTTTCTTATGATTGATAAGGAAATCTATTTCATCCTTATATATCATTGTTTTCACAAGTTTCTTTTCTTCGTCTGTGTATTTCAAGGTAATTGCTTCAATATGTAATTTCGCAATCTGTTCGGCATCCATTAATGCTTTACTTGTAGTGACTTTATGGACAGGGCCGAATAATCCCTCAAGTACCAACTTGTGTGTTTGAGTACCATCTAAAGTACCCGTAAATCCAAACTTATATTCACATTCCGTCATTTTTGTCAGAATGGAAGTAAGTGACTTGGCTTTAAAATTATGTGCTTCGTCTCCTATTACAGCACCGAATTGTTTGAACCAATCTTTCTTTAATTTATATATAGATTGCCAAGTTGTTATAACTACTCTCTTATCAGTCTCCTTGTCTTTACCTGCGTATATCCTATGCGCCAGATCAACGGTATAGTCACAAGATGAGCCAGTAGTATAGTCACCGAAATCTTTGTATAACTGTTCAACCAGCGACGTGGTCGGCACTATTATTAGTATCTTTTTATCAATCGTATTGAGATACCAATTCACCAACGCATATATCATTAAGGATTTACCAGATGATGTGGGTGATATCATCAAAGCCCTTTTATGATTGATACCGTGATGTACAGTATCCATCTGATAATCGTATGGTGTAATACTTTTACCATCGACAAAAGGATCAAGTGACATAAAAAAACTTGCTGTCCCCTCGACTGTGATAATCTCTTCTAAAGGTAGAGACTGTATTGTTAAATCTTTACGTTCTGCAAATTCTACTACATACTGTAATAATCCGACATACAATTCACCACCAAACGCATTAAATAGTCTTATTTTCCCATCCCACGCTCGATTGCGATACGCTGGCATAAACTTATAGCCTGGTACCCTAAACGTGAAAAAATCTGATAAATCGTGAGCAATATGAGCCTCACATTCAATATTCAAATATACATCATCTTTTTTATGTACAATAATGTCGGTCAAATTACACCTTGAGTAAATTTCATAAAGTCAATAGCGTTTTTTATTGCGAAACTACGCCTTTCAAACATTTTACAAATTTCTTCAAGATATTTAACCATCTCTTCTTGTAGAGTTACCTTTGTATCTGCTTCCACCACGATCGGATCTATACGTACATAGTCTTTGACCTCTCGGTCTTTAAGAACATAATCAAAGGGATCTGGATCTGAACCATTATAATAGTTCGTCCTACCCAAGGATACCTTATAGAGTTCATTTCGCAATTTCTTCAACTTTAAACGTTCACGCAATAGCATCTTTAGATACTTATTATGCTTAACAGGAGTTGAAAGGGATTCTTTGGCGAGGATTGTCTCGTCTATGTATAAGTCTTTTTCTACGGAGTTTTCTAATTCTTCAATTTTCATACTTACATTATATATTAATTCACTTCAAATGTCAAGTGATTTCTCACCTTTTTTCACTTATTTTTAGAGTGGGGTTCCACTCTGATACGACATATAATCATATTGCATTGTCAAATCAGTAAGCAACGGATCTGGCGATTCGTTGGTCATCTGAAGTTCTCCTAGAATAGTGGGGAAAAGATTGTGGAATGTGAATACTACATCCGAAACATTTTTGTTGTTTGAGAGGATATGCAGACTTCCGTCTGAACCAGTAGCCTCATCCTTTTTAAATCGATCAGACATAATTGGGCCTGCCGCTTTGTACATCAAATCCAAAACTTCCATATAATTAGAATAGTCTTCATCCACTAGGAATGTGACTGTCATTGGAGCTATTTGAGAGGTATTCGTTGGTTTATATCTGTAACCGTGAATTGGGTCAGGAATTGGAACTTCATTCGTAGAGAATGTAGGAATATTACACGTAGTTAACCAAAATATTGTATTTGGTATTAAGTGTATATTTAGCTTATAGTTCGTAGACTTAGCTAAATTGATTGCAGTTGGAGTTATTCTAGTTTCTTGTGCCATATTAGTATTTATATCACTCCACTACAATATAAAAAAGCCTCTAACACAATGAAGTGGTAGAGGCTGATTCGACTGCGGCCCTAAGGTAGCGAAATTCCTGAAAACGTACACGAATGGCGTAGTCGGAAAAGCGAGTTTTAAGGTCTAAAAAAAGCCCCTAATTAAAGGGGCTCGCAATGTGGTTTTAACCACGTTTACTTGTCTCATCTACTTATATCGGTATGATATTGTAGACAGGTATTATAAGCCCGTTACTGTGAACTTACGGAAATAAGGATTCGCTCCGGCTGTGCCAGATGCGAAAGGGTTATGAGTAAGTCCATAACGAGTCTTAAAACCGAGTCGTGGTTGGAAATCCTCTTCCCCAATGCTCTTCATTAATTGTAAGGGCACATAAGGACAATAGAAAAGTCCGGCGTCATACATATTAGCACCTTTGTAACCGACAGTAACGCTATCTGCGGCAGCGAACTGGTCAATATAAACTTTATATTTCCCACCAAGTGTGCCTGCAAAAACGTTATTAACGACATCGGGCTGATTTGCTCCTACATCCATTGAAGGTACTGCTAATCCGGCTACCATATCAAGGGCGGACGCAACGTCTGCACTACATAGTATCCAGTTACCACGGCCTCGGCCTGTGTTCTTAGCAATCAGATTCGCTTCACGGTTGATTTGAATCAAAAGTGATTTGTATCTTTCACCACCCCAACGAGCACCACGATTGTCTTTTGAATCATCGACAGCAAAGGTACCTGCAAGAGTTGTTCCGTCGGTTGCTCCGGCAGTCGCCTGAGAAAGAATCAATTCGATCACTTCTCGATTTATTTCAGCTAGAATTTCAGCAGACAAAATGTTGCTTAATTCTGACTCAGCATCCAATCCGTGGATTGCTTTAAGGTCTTGTGCTAGTTCCAAAGAATACTTCGCTTTTAACGCACGAGTCTCAGCAGTAACGCTTGATTTCTCGATTGAAAAACTCATTTCTTTGAATGCTCCGCCACCTGATACAAATCCGCCAAGTGCTTCGCCATCGGCAGTAGAATATTGATTTGCGGCTGGAGTTGCACCATCATCACCTGAAAAATCAACATCAGGTTGACCAGCGGGTAATGTTAATGCTTCAGCACCAGTACTAGCTTCGCCAGTATAATGTGATTTCATAGCGAATATGAGACCGGTAGGTCCAGACATAGGCTGAACACCAATTGTATCATACGCCATAAGTTGAGGCATAGTTCTTCGTACTAAGGAAATCAGGATTGGATCCCAATTATCTACGTTAGCACCTGTAACATTGGCTTCTTGTAAAGCCTTTTCTTGATTTTCTAAAAGACGTAGTGTGATTGCACGTTTTGTAGCATCTTCGATCTTTGGGAGATCTTCGTGCTCCATAACTGGCTGCCACTTATCTTTAATCTCTTCAGATAAAAACATTTTGTTTCCTTCTTTATAGTTGATAAATGTGAATTAGGCGCCTAAAACGCTTGGTTCTCTTGTTTGTGAAAGTGAAGCCACAATCTTCTTCATTGCATCAGTCATTACCTCTGAGGATCCATTAGCACCCTCTTCTGCAACTACTTCGTCTTTCTCTAACTCTGAAGGAAAATAAGTTTTCTTCAAAGTGTTTAATTTTTCAGTAAAAGTCTCGGCATCATCAAATTCAACACCATCAGCAAGAGATTTCATCTTTGCTTTTTGTGTCTCGGTTAATTCTTCTGTTACTTCTCTGAAAATCTTTTCAGCGGAGGCTTCCGCTAATTTACCTTTTGCTTCTACGTTTTTATTCATCTCAGCATCAAGGCTTTCTTTAAGAGATTCAATCTCTTTAGCTTGCTCGTCCACTACATTGTACCTTTCATCTGGGATTTCAATGTAATTTTCAGCAAACAATTTTTGCATTCCACTAACAAAACCCTCTAGGATTTCATTTTTTTGCTTGTGTTCGATTGCTTCAACATTTTCTTCAATGTACTGGGAAACCATATAGTCTAGATAACCATCTAGTTTCTCTGTAATATCAGCAAGTGTATTGGCAGTCTGCTCGGCAAGATCAGCTTCCATTCTATCTTCGATAGATGCAAGATTTTCCTTTACCTTGGCTTTCACCGCAGTTTCAAATACAAGTTTTGTTCGTTCTTTAAAATCGTCAGTCAAATCTTGACCATCAAACAATGCGTTAACATCTTCGGTCACATCAACTACAATTTCAACTTCTTCTTTTTTGGCTTTAGATTTGGTTTCTTCTACTTCGTCATCCTCATCTTCGTCCGCATCATCCCCATCAGCTTCATCGTCCTCGTCTTCGTCATCATCTTCCATAACTTCGACATCGCCCGATCCCGCAACTTTAATCTTTTTCTTCTTTAAAGGCTTCGCTTTTGGTTCCTCAGCTTCAGAGACATCAGCTTCAGTAATTTCAGAATCTTCAGCAACCATTTCCAGGTCCCCCTTCTCTAAAAGTTCATCGGCATCTGACTGTGTAATAGAAGTATCGGATGCTCGCATCTCGCCTTTCCAGACTTGACTTTCTTCATCCAAAACCAACATTTCGCCAGTTTTTGTTTTTAACTTCATCAGGGTTCTCCTAATCCAATTTGATTAATATATAAATTTATAAATGAATCATTTCTGATTATCTATATTTATAAAACTAATTACTTTAACGTAGCTAATTTGCTACAACTTACTTATGAAATCTTCAAAAATTGTCGCTTCCATCGATGTTAATCGATTTTTAGGCGTTTTCTTTATGATTTCTTTATATTTCGCAATTTCAACTTCTTGAATTGCGCCATTCGCCCATACCCACTCTTTGCCTTCCATAATACCATTAACAAAAGCATCGGGTGCTGACGGGTCCGCGACAATATCCGCGGCAGTAGCAAGATAAAAATCATCTTGTACTTCCTGAATTCCTTTTTTGTTCGCTTTAAGCGAACCCATACCACGAGAGGATACACCAAGTTGGGCTCCCTCTTTGATAAGATTTTTGACAATATTTCCGTGTGGAGTATCAGATACCTTAGCTTTGCCTATATAATTACTTCCTTCTTTCGTTAAAGATGTAATCATATGAGATACCCTTTCCAAATTGATAGTAGGTCCTTCAGGATGTCCTAATTCACCAAATGCACGTTTCTTGTCTATATATTCTTTCGTATATCGAGCGACTTCCTTATCCATAATTTTACCAGGATAAAATCGTCCATTTTTATTCTTTATATCTGCTTGTAGAAACACACCTTCGATATGGAGATCTTTTCCATTTGCTTCAGTAATATACTTAACGGTATCGTTGATTTCTGATATAAGTCTCATATGTCTCCTATCCTTTACATTTCTTATTGACTTTGTTCCAGATATCGTTTACATATTTCTCTGGATTAGAAATGTCCTTTATTGATTTCTTTATTTTTCGCTCGAGGATAGCTTTAAAGTGTCCTCCAGTAATTTTTCCATCTGCAACGCATTGCCACATAGCCGCCTTGATCCAACCTCTGGGATCGTGTCCCTGGATATCCATAGCTACATTACCAATGCATTTTCCGCATTTGATCGGATCAAACATTATCTTCCTCCACGTTTGTGAGCTGGTTTGGTTTTAGTGAACTTAGAATGAACCTTGCCACCATAAACTTTTTGAGCATTTTTAATCTTAGATTTATTTACTTTCTGCCATTTCTTTCTGATTTTGAGCCGTCTGACTTTATTACCACCCTTTTTACGCTCAATCCCAGCTCGCAATTTGCCTTGCCGGTCTTTAAATTTATTCCGGTCTTTATTTTTTTGCGTTTGACGCCGTTGTTGAGTATTTCTAGCCTTAAATTCTTTAAGACATTCTTCTTCTTCGGCTTCCAATTCAGCCCTCTCATAATTGAGTAGTTTGAACCATTCTGACTCTGCCCACTCAACTATGACTACATCCTCATCAAATGATAATGATTCTTCATCAAAATCTGAAAATTTAATCAGGCTCATTTTCCTCTTAAAATCCTTTTGGCAACATCTCGAATATCTTCCTTCTTGTCCTTTTTCTTTTTGTTATCAGTTGGATTATCATCGTCCGTAAAGGCCTTTGCTTTTTTGTCTCCAAAATTAGCAATGTTTTCATCTTTTTTCTTGTCCTCATCCTCATCATCAGGAGATTTATCTACGTCATCAGATTTTGAGTTGTTTTTCTTCTTAGCATCTATAGCTTTTTGAAGAGCAGGAGGTAATGTACCTTCGTCTTTTTCCTTGTCTTCATCATCTCCGCCTTTTTTCTTCTTGGCATCAATGGCTTTCTGAAGAGCTGGTGGTAATGTGCCTTCTTTTTTTGTCTCGCCTACTGGATCTTTATCCTCATCTTCTTCTTCGTCATCACCTTTGCCTTTTTTCTTCTTGGCATCAATGGCTTTCTGAAGTGCAGGAGGTAATGTACCTTCTTCAATTTCTTCATCTTCGTGGGTGTGTTCTACATCACCACCTTCGTGAGTATGAACAGTACCATCTTCGTGAGTGTGTTCTTCACCATCAGGATGTCCTTCACAATTCTCTTTGAACATAGATTTAGAGAGACCGTCTCTTATTTCTGATACTTTTGCTTCGATTCTACTGTCAATTTCAGTAGTTAAAACCTTTTTGAAGTCTGTAGGCTTTTTATCTCGTGCGGATTGCACAAGTTTTCCTAAATTTTCATTTATCATAATAGTTTTTATTTCTTAGTATAAGTCAGGTGCTTCGCCGGATTTACCATCAGCGTCAGTTTTGGCTTGTTTTTCAGCTTTCTCTGTTTCCATTTGTTTATCTAATACATCTATATCTTCTTCGGTCTGCATTAGAATGTTTTTTCTAACCCATTCGATTGAGTAATAACGTCCAATCATCTCTCCACTTGATATAGTATCAAGCATATCGATTCTTGAGGTCATCATCTCAAGTTTTTTGAGTTCTGAAAAATATCCATCATCTTCAAAGATGAAATTGATATTCTCTTGATATACGTTCCACTCACCCTTATCAATAATCCCCTTT